CAACTCGTGGATTCCCTCTCTCACGTAGTTCAAAGCATGGAAGGCATCGTCTGGAGTACGGTGATCATATAGTTTCTTACCTGTACCAGTGTTACTCTCAGTGAACTTCATCTCGATAGCTGTCCAGTGGTCAAAGAAATATTCGATAGAAGCAGGGTCTTTGTAGGGAATCACGATGTTGCCTTTGTGGAATGCATCAATAAGCTTGTCCATGGAGAAAGTACGGTCTACCTGCAGAGTTGAGTTGTTGAACCCTTTGTATTCACGCTTACGAGGATCATTCGCATAGGTAACGTACCTACAAGAGATTGCCTGTCTCCCGTACATTTCGTATAGCTTTTGAGACTCGTAGGAACCGTAACCTATATCGCCGACAATCTTTTCTACATTGAACTTACTCTGAAGGCTAACTATGTGAGCAATCAATTGGTCATGCACATTGAGTGCGTCTTCGGAGCGGTCTGGCTGCCAACTCTCTGCGTAGTCAATAACTAACTTGCCGTTCTCACTGTGACCGATAAAGATAATCGTCTTAGACTTACCACCAGATCCATAGTCAATGCCTAGTACGGTTGGTGTCTGTGAGTATTTCTTCAGAGAACGAGTCTTATCAGTACAAGCAAGTACATCCTCTAGAGACAGTGGCTGTTCGTCTCCTGAGTAGAACTCGCCGAGAACCTCGTTGTTAAACGTCATAGCATCCATCGTTTGGTAATCTCGCCAGATTTGGTTTGCTGAGATCCACGTCATATTGAGCTGGTTAAATAGGTAACCACTGTACATCTTATTCTCCGGTCTCGTAGCTACCCATCTCCCGTGAGCACGGTCAAGTTCTTCTTGGCAATGCATACACCCGAAGTAACGTCTCTCAGTTTCTTCTCCCTCGTTCTGAATCATGATATTCTTCATAGACATAACTTCTTCGTTGCCGCAGCTATCGCAGGTTACGTGCCATTTCTTCTGGTCAGACTGTCCCCATAAGACGCGATCATAGTAGCTACCCTTTTGTTTAGGTGTACCTGTGAAGTAGCAGCGTCCGTTTAGCTCCGTCTTAGGGTCTTTGATTTCACTATGCGAGACCGACTTCTCAATAGACTCGATAGCCGTCTGAGTGATATCCTGCACCTCATCGAAGATAACCATGTCTCCAGCGATACCACGAAGGGCATCTCCGTCAGCCCACGCACTCCCGAAGTAATACTGGCTAGAGTTAGCTAAACCGATAGCTGTCTTAGCATCACGTTTAGCCTCAACCATTCCCTCGAGGATGCCGCCTTTACTCTCTCGGATAGCTTTACGGAAGCGGTCATTAACAAAACGAGTAGTTTGTTCCTGGCGAGGAGCTGTATAGGTAATCGTCGTGTGCTTCCTCTGGTAGCCATGATACAGTTGAATACGGACGCCTGTCTCGGATTTCTCTACCTGACGGCCCGCAACGATTACCACACGAGGGTGCGGATCTCGGTAGACGTCGTGTAAGTGGTCTCGGTGGTCGAAACTGAAGGGTTTACCTTTGACAGTGCCGGTTATTTCAGTGAATCCTATAGGGTCTTTCATTCGTTCTTTGAGAGCTAATAGTTGCTCTTGAGTAGGTTGTTGACTCATTTTGCTACCTCCTATATATTTTATTTGTAAGGGATTGACATAAAGTTATGACTCAGGTAATATTATAGATAACGAAAGGGTGGTCTAACATGTTTGGACTATTTAATAGGAAAGAAAAACCTAAGAGGGGTATCAAGTTTAGAATTAACGGAGTAGATTTCATCTGTGTAGGAATGAACGCTGGCTCTGTAGAGATGGCTATCATTCAGAGGGCTAAATTGGTTTACGCTAAGAATGTGCTAGATGGCCTTACTCATGGGATTAACCCTATGTGGATAGCCGACTATGTGAAGATTGAGTACTATGGAGACGGAACTTGGGAGGTAGTCTAATGGAAGAGTTCTTTATGAATAAGTGGGTAGCTGGCTCGATAGCAATGGTGGTTGTTCTAATAGGAAGCTATGTGTTCATGTGGAGTAAGCCTAGGAAGTAAGAAGTTAAAATTTCAATTACCATACTATATAGAGTAAATTATAGAGACGGCCTCTAGGGGTTTGTCTCTTTTGTTGTTTCTATATAAATAGTCTGGTATGTGAAATTATAGATACTATGGAGATAGCAAACTTGGGAGGCATACTCGTGGGTAGTAGGTCGGGGAGATGGATGCTATGTAGAATTTTCTATATAGAGGAAACTTTTTAGAAAAAAAATCTAGGGAGGTGTGTCTAGGGGGGTTAAATTTTCTAAAGTGTTCTACCTCGTCTATAAATATTTAGTATCGACACGGGCATACACCCCCACGGTCGTAATGTGATGGGGGTACCCTCGAGGTGGGACTCTGGAGACGGCTGCCTCACTAGCCAACCGACTGGATAGCCATGAGACTGCTCAGATCTCCTCACAAGCCCTTGCACACAAAAATGTAGACACATGGGTATGACCATGGTATGATGGACTCACAAGCAAGCACAAGGAGGCTGATGATAGTGAGAACGACAGTGACACTGATAGGCATAGTACTCATGTGGGTGGTGATGTGGTGCACCTACACAGGCTACCTCACAAGTGGTGCGATGGCACTCATAGAGGCAGGGCTGATAGGCACAGTGTGGATGACTAACCTAATAGGACGTATGATGGAGGAGGGCTACTGAGGTGGCTCTCCTCTTTCGTTTTCGGCCTCGTAGTTTCGTGAGAGCGTGGTACTTTCAGAGGGTGGTGCATGGTGGTGATGTACTTTCGTGGTAATGAATAGGATAGTGCATACTCTGGAGGCAGAACCCTGTAGTTTCGCTACTGAGTTGCATACTCATACGGTCTCTATGCATAGTGCTGATGAGTGGTAGTTATGCAAGTGGCTGACTCACGGGGCATAAGCCTTAGAGCCACAAGGGATTGAGGGCTACTGAGGTGGCGTTCTCCAGTTTACATAATACATGTTATAGGTAGTGACCGTCTTGGTTACAACAAATGAGGTGGACCTAGGGAGGAGATGGATAACTCGTATATACCAGTTCGGATTACGGGTAGTTGGCAAGTGAGCACGCCGAGGTGGGGGTAAGCTCCCTAGTAACCCCTAGCTCCTCCTCCTAAGTCCATCTCATCCGTCACTAACCCATCAGCCTACCTCCTTAGCAACCCCTCTGTAGTGCACCTTCTCAGCCTTCTCCTAAGATCTACCTTCTCAGCTTCCACCTCTCAGGTCACCTACCTATGAGCCAGCTTTCTCAGTTGTCCATCTCAGCTTTCGTCTTGTAAGATTTCACGGAGTATACTGTCGGTTACCCGACGGACTTTACCTTCTCAGATCAACCGATTAGCTAGCTCCTATATTAGACTATTTAATTCAAGGTCTAATGATTAAGGTCAAATGAACATTCACTAGAGAACGACAAATAGGTAACACTCAAGGTTATTCTACGTCGAGCAATCGACGAGTATACCTCAAGCATTACCAACTAAGTATATTATACCACATCTACCACGATTTGTCCACCTTGTCAAGCACGACTTAACCTAAACGTAACAACCTGTCAAGTATACCTTACATTTTCCTCCTCGTTTGTTACAAGTGTTACAACACAAAGAAGCCCTGCCTCAGCAGGACTCACTTAGTGCACTCTATATTCTCAGACTGAACAGGCACAAACACTCCATTACCTGTGTTGACAATTGTGGTAGTATACTCTCCGGTACCGACCATCTTGCCACCTCTCGAGTCGCACTCTTTGTGTTGCTCAATGACAGCCCACACAAGTAGGCCTGAGAACACCAGAGAGCCAGCTATTAACAGGACTATAAAGAAGTCTCCCCAATCTCTAATCACTTGCCTGCACCTCCAGTGCCTGTCATTGACACTCCATGAGGTAGGTCAAGCTCGTCAGCCGTTCCTACCAGCGTCTCTCCTGCGATCTCTGTACTATCCTCCGTATCCCACAGCACAGTGACTACATCGCCAAGCTTGTAAGTACCCTCGAGAGCGTAGTTCCCTATGTCTTGCTCATCACCATTCACATTGGATAACACGTAGACACCATCATGGTAGCCAACTACCTCCATTGAGCTCATCATAGGAGTAGGCTGGCTTAGTTTGTCACGTAGAGTTGGTTGCCCTGTTGCTGCCTCTGTGTATACTGCTGAGTTTGTGTAGATTGCCATTGCTGATGTTGCACCGAAAGCTAGGATAAGGAGTAGGCTGATTAGTAACTTGAAGTTCTTCATGGTTAGTTACCTGCTTTTCCTGCTAGTGCATCCAGTTGGTTAAGCACCTTAGTGATCTCCGTAGCTTGTGCTGTCAT